CGATGGGAGAAATAGTTAAGAGCCTTATGGATGAGGGTGCAAAACTGGGAGTTTCTTCTAGGGGAATGGGAAGTTTGGATCAGAGGAATGGTGCAAACTATGTGAGAAGTGATTTTTATCTTGCGACTGCGGCAGATATCGTGGCAGATCCATCTGCACCAAATGCTTTTGTAGAAGGCATTATGGAAGGTAGGGAATGGGTTTGGAATCATGGTTCGTTGATAGAATCAGAACTTGTAGAGATGAAAAAAAGACTTGACGTTAAAACACGTCATAGACAAGCAAATGCGGAAGCATTAGCGTTTGCAAAATTCCTCAAAATGTTATAACTTATAAATATATCTAATGAAAAACAAAGGAGACTTCCTATGTCTGAGACAGACGAACTAGATAAAACCATTGAGGAGCTTGAAGCAGAAATTTTGGCAGAGTTGGATGAGGCCAATGAACAGGATGCTCCTAAGAAAAGCGCTGCTCCTGCTGAAAAGTCCGGTAAACTTAAGGGCTCTACTCCTGGCGGAGAAATTGTGGACACAGGGAAACCTGTTGTTGATCCAGAACAGAAAGATGCCCCTGCCAAGAAATCTGCGGCAAAGGCAAAACTAATTAGTGGTGAAGCACCACAGAAGGGTGAAGGTTCACCTGATAAGCCTGAGAAACTTGCTGCGGGCGATGAGTTGGATCATGATGGAGACGAGTTGGATGAAACTAGTAAGCAAGAAATGATTGAGCGAATAGTGAAGAAAATGGAAGGTATGTCTGCAAAAGAACTTGCCGCCATGGTCGATCTTGACGCTGAAGATGATGATGAATCTGATATGGAAGAAGCTCGACTCAAGAAAGAAGAAATCGAAGAAAAGATTAAGAGCATTAATGTGAAGGATGACGTTGCTGCTCTAGTTAGTGGTGAGGGCCTCTCCGAGGAGTTTCAGGAGAAGGCAGCAACCATTTTTGAAGCTGCGGTTAAGTCAAAAATCCGTAGTGAAATTGTACGAATGGAAGAAGACTACAGAAAGCAACTCGGAGAATCTATTGAGGAACAAAAAGAAGAGTTGTCAACTAAGGTTGATGACTATTTGCAATATGTTGTAGAGGAATGGATGAAAGATAACGAGCTTGCTATCGAACGTGGTCTTAAGGGTGAAATTGCCGAGGACTTCATTTCTGGTCTGAAACAGTTGTTTGAAGACCATTACATTGATGTTCCTGATGAGAAGTATGACGTTCTAGAAGCCCAGTCAGAGAAAATTACTGATCTGGAAAATAAACTTAATGAAATGATTGAGGAAAGTATTGAGAAAAGGAAAGTGGTAGAATCTCTTACACGGGAAAATGTCATCGTTGAAGTATCTGACGATTTGGCAGCTACAGAAGAAGAGAAGTTCAAGGAACTCGTAGAAGATGTAAATTTCACGGATGAAGAATCTTTTCGTAACAAACTCAATACTCTGAAAGAAAGTTATTTCCCTAAAACTGGTGGGGATGATACTTTTGTAATTGATGATGAATATAGTGAAATTGCACAGGACATTGCTGCGACTGATACGATTAAATCGTATATGTCGGCAATCACCCGTGGCAAAAAAACATAATTTATAAATAAATGTAGAAAAAAAATTAAGGAGAAACAAAAATGTTTCAAACAGAACATCTACAAGAAAAGTGGCAGCCAGTCCTAGATCACCCTGATCTTCCGAAGATTGAGGATTCCTATCGCCGTGCAGTCACTACTGTTATTTTAGAAAATCAAGAAAAGGCCATGAGAGAAGATGCATCGTTTCTCTCTGAGGCAGCGCCCATTAACTCTACTGGTGGTTCAATTTCCAATTGGGATCCTATCCTAATTTCGTTGGTCCGCCGAGCAATGCCTAACCTTATTGCTTATGACGTTTGTGGTGTGCAACCGATGACAGGTCCGACAGGACTTATCTTCGCCATGCGAGCTTCGCTTCTATCCTCGGATGGTGCGGAGGCGTTGGTTGACGAGTCTATGCCGGGTGCTGCTGGTCGTTCTAACCAGAACGCTGCTGGTACAACTGGTGGTGGTGACGTTGGTGCCACAGAGACGAACCCTGCCGTTCTTAACGACAGTCCGTCTGCTGGTACTTACACAAGTGCAACTGGTATGACTACTGCTCAGGGTGAAGCTCTGGGTGATACCACAACGAATGCTTTTGCTGAAATGGCATTCTCCATCGACAAGTCAACCGTTACGGCGGTGACTCGTGCTCTGAAGGCTGAGTACACGATGGAACTGGCACAGGATCTCAAGGCAGTTCATGGTTTGGATGCCGAGACAGAACTTGCTAACATTCTCAGTACAGAAATTCTTGCTGAAATCAACCGTGAAGTTGTTCGTCGAATCTATGTTGCTGCTGTTGCGGGTGCACAGGTTAACACGACAACTGCTGGTATCTTCGACTTGGATACAGATTCCAATGGTCGTTGGTCGGTTGAGAAGTTCAAGGGTTTGATGTTTGCTATCGAACGTGATGCGAATGCTATCGGTCAGCAAACTCGTCGTGGTAAAGGTAACATGCTTATTTGTTCAGCAGATGTTGCGTCTGCTCTCCAGATGGCCGGTATCCTTGACTACAATCCTGCTCTTAACAATAGTCTTAGCATTGACGACACCACAACTACTTTTGCTGGTGTTCTTAATGGTCGTTACAAGGTATACGTTGACCCGTATTCTGCTAACGTTGCTGCCTCGCAGTACTATGTTTGTGGATACAAGGGTAGTTCCCCTTATGACGCTGGTATGTTCTACTGCCCATACGTGCCCCTCCAGATGGTACGTGCAGTTGGTGAGAGCAACTTCCAGCCGAAGATCGGGTTCAAGACTCGTTACGGTATGGCCGCTAATCCATTTGCTCAGACCACAGGTGCCGCCGCTGCTGGTGACACCCAGAACACTGATGCTTCGGTTGACGATGGTGCGAACCGATACTATCGGCGTGTTAAGGTCACAAACCTTATGTAATAACAACTATAAAAAACATAGTTGTAATCTTAGAGGGTGCTGGAAACAGCACCCTCTTTTTTTTCATATAAATAATAGTATGGCAAACTCAGGACCGTTAGCAAGACAACCAACTAAGTTGGATTATGCAAGTCCAACTCAGTTCAGTTTTGTTATCAATCAACTACCAAAGGTGCAGTTTTTTATTGTTGCTGCTAATGTTCCTGCTATATCTCTTGGTGAAGCAGTACTTCCTACTCCATTTAGACAAATACCAATTCAAGGTGATACAATAACTTTTGGCCAACTTGAATTATCTTTTATAGTAGATGAATATCTAGAGAATTATTTGTCTCTCCATGAATGGATCACTGGTGTAGGTTTTCCAAAGACAAGAAAACAGTTTACTACTTTTAGAGACACAACATCAGAAACTCCGGGTAATATATTTCCAGAGAGAGCACAAAATACGGGTACTGCGTCTATCAAACCAGATAGACCTAATTATTCAGATGCAACTTTGACTATACTGTCCAACAAGAATAATCCTATTGTTGAAATTCGTTTTCGTGATTTGTATCCCGTTGCTATAGGTGGACTTGACTATGATCAAGGTGCCACAGATGTTGAATACCTGAGAACTACTGCTACATTTTCCTACCAATTATATGAAATTATTGCTCTCTAATTGGAGACTAAGAGTAGAATGAAACGTTTCAAACAAATTTGGAAAGAAGTAAATATTTTCACAGAACAAGAATCTAAAGAAATTAAAGTTCATCTTTATGGTAATGCTGAGAACGGTTACGTTCTAAGTAGTATCGTAGTACCTAAAGAATTGCGTAGCACTGGTATTGGTACAAAAACAATGCAGGATATAATTGACCGTATGGATCGTGAGGGTGCTATTATTGCACTAACGCCTGATACAGCATTTGGTGGATCTAAAGGTAGACTTATAAAATTTTATAAGCGTTTTGGTTTTGTGCCCAACAAAGGTCGCAATAAAGATTATCGTTTTAGAGAAACAATGATTAGATATCCTACTAAACTTTAGGTAATGAAGAATAAAATGAAAAGCTTCAAACAACTTTATGAAAAAAAATTATATAGAGGATTTGATAAAGATGATACTCTTTATGGTAAGAAACCAATAGTTTGGTTCTCATACGATAAAAAGGTTGCAGATGGTTATGCTTATTATCGTAAAAATGCAAAAGTAGATTCAATTGATTATAATCCTACTAATACTTTTGATGTAGGAAATTCAGAAAAAAGAATGAAAATGACAGAACTGTTAAACTTGATTATGAAAAGAAAATCTAAAAATATAGATTTAGAAAAATTGAAACCAGTTTATATGAGATTAAAAAAAACCTTTGGGGATAAAATTCAATCAATTGATAAGTTTTGGTTTGACAGTAAAGATTTTGCTATATTCTTAGAACTATGTGGATATGATTCGATTTTAGCTAAAGAAGATGGATTTAAAACTCTTGGAATTTTGAGAAAAAAGTTACCATAATAGGTGTTGGGATGAAGAAACTACGTGAGTTGCAGGCAGAGGCCAAAGAAGACCTCGTGATACCAGATGATGAAGATTTACACCAACAGTCCTACAAGAACCAAGTAATAAAACCCAAATGGTTAGATTATAAGTCTGAATACAGACTTCAATTGTTTTGGTTCAAGTCAGAACACAAACGCATCTATCGTGAGAAGTGGGAATATTATGGTGGCAAGGCTGATGCAAAGGTGTATGTTGCAAAACCCTTTGACCTGAGAGTTTTGAAAACTGACCTCGGTGTATACATAAATTCTGATGAAGACATTATTGAGATAGAGAACAAGATTGCTTTGTACGAAACAACTCTTGAATTTATTGAAGGGATAATCAAGTCGATTGATAATCGTGGATGGGATATACGTAATTCACAAGACTGGAAAAAATTCGTGGCTGGGGGTTACTAATCTTGTTGAAGAAGTGGATTGGATATTATGAAGGATGTATGTCGAATGAATCATGTGATGATATTATAGAACACATGAATAATGCCCGTCGTTCTGATTTAGAAAATTCTACCTATTCAAATAATAAAGAAAAGAGTAATACGAGTGATGAACGTGTT